AAGGCTTGCCGCTCCCTGCTCATCGTCCTCGCCTCCTCACCGCCGCCCCGGCCCGCGCGGCGCGACCGCAGAGCACAGGTGGGCCAGCTACTGATGACGGTTCACCGACCGCCGCCAATTCACGAACGGGTTCTGTTGACCCGTCCCTTCTACCTGATTATTGATCGTAGATTCTTCTTGTTGGTGTCCATTAGCAACCGGGCTGGGTTCACTCGCAACCCCAGGTGTCCCTTCACCGATGACAGGGGTGGGTTCATCAGTGACCCCAGGTGTCAACAGAGTGTAGACATTGGGTAGGTTGATGTCACCCTCTAGCTTGCGCCGCTCGACCGCGACCAGCCCCAGCGCCTCAAACTCCTGCAGGTATCGCTTGACGGTGGCCTCGCTGGTGCCTGTCATCTCCCAGAGCGCGCGGTGCGTGGCTTCGGCGCGCGAGGGGTTGTACTGGTTGGACGCGACCTCGGTAAGCACGACATACAAGGCGAGGGCGGTCGAGCGGCGTTTCAGTCGCTCCCCGTCGTAATACTCGCGCAGCAGGCGCAGGGTGCGCTTGTCCTGCCAGCACCAACCCTTCTGACGGAGATCGCGGACGCTCATCGCTCACCCCTGCCGAACAGACGACGCCACCAGGGTACGCGCGCGGTTGCCTGCGATTGTAGCATGGCCCGCAGCGCGGCATTCTCGGCCATCGCACGCCCGTAGGCTGCGGCCAGTTGCTCGTGCCGCTCCAAGAGATAGACCACGCTGTCCGGTAGTCCGGATGGATGTCCGGGCGGTCCAGGAGGCTGGTAGACATTGGGCAATGCCCTCGAATTGTCCGGTGTGTCCACTGGTCCGGACAGGAACACCACCCATTCATAGCCGGTGGTGGTCTTGCGTTTGGCCGCGTTAAGCTTGCCCGCCTTGATATAGCGGTAGATGGTCTTCTCTGACAGCCCGAGCGCAGCGGCTGCTTCCAGCACGCTCACGCCCTCTGTCTGCCCTGTCCGGTCGTCGCTGTCCATACCGCAGCATAGCACGTAGCCACCGTTGACGCGCTGGTGTATGATTGCACTCGTGGGTGCATGATTGCATCCGGTCCTTTCTCCTCCCTCCCCTCTCGCGGGCGGTTGGGACTGGCTCGACCGCCCGTATCTTGACTGGGGCGCTATGTCGGGTGAGGTTCTACAGAATTCTACCGATTCGCCCCTGACCAAGAAGCAGGAGGACGCCGCGCGTCTGGTTGCCGAGGACGCGCAGACCGACCAGTCGATCGCCGACTCCCTCGGCATCCACCGCGACACCTTAGAGAAGTGGAAACGACGCCCCGAATTCGCCGTGCGCGTGCAGCAGCACAAGGAGGCGTTCAAGGACCGCGCATTGTCTGAGGGCTTTGCTGATAAGCGGGCGCGCATCGCTGCGCTCAACGGTAGCGCCCAGGACATCATGCGCTGGCTGGCTGAGAACGAGTACGAGCGCGAAGAGGTCAAGGTCGCGGCCAACGGCGAGCATGTCAGCTACAAGATGTTTGACCAGGCGCGCTATGCCCAATTCCGTGGCGCACTCGACGACATCGCCAAGGAGATGGGCGACCGCAAGACCGTGGCCGAACTCACCGGCAAGGACGGCGAGGCGCTGGTGCTGGGGCTGGTGGGCGTGGACATAGGCAAGGTGTAGGGTGGTCGCCACCCTCGCCCCCCCGCCCAACGTCATCGCCCGCGAGCCACGCGGGGCGGCGCTCGACCTCCTCTACGACCGCAGCCCTGAGTTGCTGATAGAAGGCCCGGCCGGCACCGGCAAGACGCTGGGCGTGCTGACCAAGCTGCACATCTGCCTCGACAAGTACCCGCGTTCCCGCGCCCTCATCGCCCGCAAGACGCGCGAGAGCCTGACGGAATCCGCCCTGGTGGAGTTCGAGGCGAAGGTGCTAGTGGGGCGTGCTGCCCACATCGCCCGAGGTGCCGACCGCGCCCGACGCCAACGCTACACCTATCCGAACGGCTCCGAGTTGGTCGTCGGTGGCATGGACAAGAACTCGAAAATCATGTCCACGCAGTACGACCTCATCTACGTGCCGGAATGCACCGAGCTGACCGAGGACGACTGGGAGAGCCTGACCACGCGCAATCGCAACAACGTCATGCCCTACCAGCAGATGATTGCCGACTGCAACCCGAGCGCACCGACGCATTGGCTCAACCAGCGCGCCAACCAGGGCGGCATGGTGCGCCTGCTGTCACGGCATGAGGATAACCCCAGCGTGACGCCCGCCTACCTCGACACGCTGCGGCGGTTGACGGGTGTGCGGCGTGCGCGGCTGTACGAGGGGCGCTGGGCGGCGGCGGAAGGGATTGTGTATGACAACTACGACCCGACAATACACCTCATTGACCGTTTCCCGATCCCTGCAGGATGGCGACGATTTCGCGTTGTTGATTTCGGGTATACCAATCCATTTGTCTGTCAATGGTGGGCGCTTGATGACGACGGCCGACTTTACCGCTACCGAGAACTCTATGCTACCCAGCGGCTCGTATCGGATCACGCTGGAGATATTTCCCGACTCTCAGCAGGAGAATCCTACGTCGCCACAGTAGCCGACCATGACGCCGAGGACCGCGCTACGCTGCACGCGGCGGGCATCCCGACCGTCCCCGCGTACAAGTCGGTCACGGTAGGCATCCAGGCTGTGCAGGACCGCCTACGCCCCGCTGGTGACGGCAAGCCTCGCCTCTTCCTGCTGCGCGACTCGCTGGTGTCCCGCGATGAGCGACTGGTCGAGGCCAAGAAGCCGCTCTGCACCGAGCAGGAGATTGACGGCTACGTGTGGACCAAGACGGCGGACGGCAGGCCGGTGAAAGAAGAGCCGGTGAAGGTGGACGACCACGGCGTTGACGCGATGCGCTACGCGGTGGCGTGGGCTGACGGGCTGGGCGTGGTGAAGGTGGGGGCGTACTGATGCGATTCATCGAAGGCGTGCTGATGATTGGGTGCATCGCGCTCGCCGTGGCGTATCCGCTGCCCGGCCTGGCGCTGCTGGCGCTGCTGGTGCTGACGCTGAGGAAGGGTGCTAGCTGATGAGTCGATTCACCGACTGGCTGACGGGTAAGGACTTGCAGGCGCGCAACTACATCCCACCCCTCGCCACCAAGGCCGCGCCCAACGTGCCCTATCCCGTCATGCTCCCCAACCCCATCAGCCTGGGGACGCTGGTGCATGGGCCTGGCGCTGCCGAGGCGTATCGGGAAGCCTACGGCGGCGGCACCGCGCTCAACAGCGCGGTCTACGCCTGCATCCAAGCCATCCAGCGCACCTACACCGAGGCACCCGTGCGGGCGTGGACGATGGGCAGTGACATGCAGTCCGAACCCATCAACCCCCACCCGGTGACGGAACTCCTCAACCGCCCCAACAAGGCGATGACCGGGAATCTGCTGCTCTCGTACACGCAGTATTGCAAGGCGGTCTACGGCAATGCCTACTGGCGCAAGGTGCGCGGGCCGAACGGCGCGGTGGTCGAACTCTGGCCGCTGTCTCCCTCGGTCTGCTGGCCCATCAGGCGGCGCAACTCGTCCAACTTCATCGATGCGTATGTCTACCAGTTCGGGACGGGCGAGGCGGGCAAGGAAGAGATCGACCCGCTCGACATCGTGCATTTCCGCTGGGGGCTGGACGACCGCGACCACAAGTACGGGCTGAGTCCGCTGCGCCTGCTGGTCAGGGAGGCTGATACCGATATGCAGACGACGGCGTTCTCCGACCGTCTGGTGCGGAATAACGCGGTGCCGGGCATGGTGGTGTCCTACCCGCCCGAGGCGGGCGACCCCGGGCCCGAGGCGGCCGAGCGCATCAAGTCGGCGCTCAATGCGGCGTTCGGCGGGGAGCATCAGGGGTCGACCGCCGTGGTGTTCGGTGGCGCCGAACCGAAGCAGTTCGGATTCTCGCCCTCCGACCTCGACCTGACCGCGCTGCACCGCGTACCCGAGGAGCGCATCAGCGCCGTGCTCGGCGTGCCCGCCATCATCGCGGGGTTGGGCGCAGGCCTCGACCGTGCCACGTATGCCAACTTCAAGGAAGCGCGCGAGATGTTCATCGAGGGGACGATTATCCCCAGCTATGCGGACGACGACGCGGTGCTGACCGAGCAATTGCTGCCCGAGTTCAACAGCGACCCGAACGTCTACCTGGCGCACGACATCAGCGACATGCGCGCGTTGCAGCCGGATATGGACGCGATGTACACGCGGTTGACGCTGGCCGTGGGTGGCCCGTGGCTGGCCCCGAACGAGGCGCGGTCTGAGGCTGGCTTCCCCGATGCGGCAGAGGATGGCATGGCCGAGGTCGGCGGCAGCAGGCAACCTGCCACCGCATCGGGCGACGACGCGGACGGCGACGGGCTGACGGACGAGGCCGACGCGCCCACGCCGATACGAGCGCGGGCGGCGAAGCAGGTTGGCCCGCCCATCAGCGCCGAGTTGAATCACCTGAGCCACAAGGCGTTCAACGCACCTGACTACGAGGACATGCTGCGGGCGCTCGCAGCGGGGCATGAGGCACCGCTAGAGGCGGCGCTACAGACCTATTTCGCGCGGCAGCGGCGGGACGTGCTGCGGCGGTATCGGGAGCAGGCGGGATGAGCCAAGAGCGCCAACTGATGCAGGAAATCATCGCGCTCCGCGAGGCGCTGGTCATGGAAACGGCGAAGCGCCTTGCCTACGAGGAGTGGGCAAGCTTTCGCTGGGAGCATTTGAGCGAGCAGGACAAGGCCGACTGGATCGAGGCGGCACGCGCGGAATTGGCGAGGGAGTGAGGCGATGAGCGCCCTGCGTGAGCGCAAGGCCGTGCGCGTTGACGACCTCGTGCCGGAAGAGGACGAGCTAGGGCTAGCCCTTGTCCTCGACCCGGCCTACCGCCGCGTGCTCATCGAGTTGCACTTCCTCGTCGGCGACACGCTCCCGGTGGACCCGCTGACGTTCCGCCTGCGCGATGAGGACACCGAGGCGCTGCTAGAAGAGGCGGCACGGCGGGTGGTGATGATTTCTTCAACCACACGGGAGGCGATAGCAGAAGTCTTGCAAGAGGGACAGCGCGAGGGATGGCCCACTCAACAGGTTGCTGATGCTATCGCGGGATTATTCGATGTGACATGGAAGCATCGCCCCGAGACAGTCGCACGAACCGAGATAGGCCACGCTCAACTTCTCTCGGCTGAGAACCGTTACCGGGCGAGCGGTCTGGTGGACAACGTGAGGATTCGGGACGGGGACGGCGATGAGCCCTGCGCCTCGCAGAACGGCACCGTCGTCCCCTTGGGTGAGCACGGCGGGCTAAACCACCCGAACTGCACGAAGCTGATTATTCCAATCCTACGCGACGGGATTATTTAGATGACGCCACTGACGACCGTGAACGATGCGCCAAATAACTCCCTTGCTGACGCCGTAGCGACGCATCAGTTCGGCTTGCCGCACGCCACCAGCGGACCATTCTGCACGAATCGCCAGCACTTGCACATCGGTGAGTGTCGCTCGGGGATTACGTTCGCCGTCATTCGCGCCGGGATTCTTTTGCACCCAATGGCGACCCTTCTTGGCCATGTCTTGCAGATTGTCGGCTTGCGTCCCGAGAAACAAGTGGGCAGGGTTGACGCATCCCGGCACATCGCAGCGATGGCATACGTTCATCCCCGGTGGGATAGCGCCATGCGCGAGGGTGTAGGAAAAGCGAGGCGCAATCCAACGCTTACCCTTGCGTCCTCCAACCTGAAAACTGCCGTAGCCATAACCGTTGGTGCCACCAGTCCACAGCCAACACTCTCCCGTCTTGGCAACGAACGACCAAAAGCGCGCCTCGACCGACCGACGAGGGCGACCAAGGTTGGAGCATGTGACGCTGCAATAGATGGATTCGCGGTTGCGGTTGGAGTACTCGTTCCCGCAATGGGCGCAGTTGTGGGTATAATGGGTACGCATTCTGACCTCCTGTGTCAGCGTGCCATGCTCCCGGCTGTTAGCGCAGCGCGGGGGCTTCATGTTGTGCGCCAAGTATAGCACAGTTTTGGCTCTAGAAAGCCAAAACAGGAGGGTAAAGCTATCGCGATCCGCCTCTCAACTGGCACCCGAAACTTCATCTTGGACTCAGGCCTCAACACCCTCTTCGACACCGATGGGGCCATCAACATCTACAGCGGCACCATCCCGGCCGATGGCGATGCCGACGTGGGCGCGGGCACGCTGCTCGCCACGCTGACGTTCAACGCCAACTGGATCGGCGCGGCCTCGGCGGGCGTGATGACGCTCGCGGCCATCACCAGCGACACCAACGTTGACGCCTCGGGCACGGCGGCGTGGTTCAGGATGCACGATGTCTCGGAGGGGCCAACCGGCAGCAGCGCCACCAAGAAGCGCATCGACGGCACTGTGGGGACCTCGGGCGCTGACCTCAATTTCAACACTGTGACCTTCGTGGCCGGCGGAACCGCCTTTATCTCCAGCTTCACGATAACCCTACCGGCGAGCTAGGCGTGCGCGCCCGGTCGGTTGACAGCCCGCTCGCCCCACGCCAACGGCAAATCCTCGGCATGGTGGCGGGCGGGCAAAGCAACAAGGAGATTGCGCGGGCGCTGGGCATAGGCCTCTCGACCGTCAAGAACACGCTGACCCAGACCTACTGGCGGTTGGGCGCGCGGAATCGCACCGAGGCGGTGGTCTGGTGGTATCGCAAAGGGGCGCACAATGGCGATAGTTGAGCGCGAGTTGCTGGGCGTGACCGACCCGGCCGGGACGGACCAGGCCAGGTTGATGTGTAGCTACGACAACGTGACCAACAACATCCAGCAAGTCTGGATCGAGAACGAGATGCGCCGCTCGGTCGCCTGGGCGGCATCGCGCGCCAACGGCGTCGGTCGCCTCTCGGGCACGGTCGCGCCGCAGACGAATACCCCGCGCGTCAACGTGCCGCAGCAGGCCGCCAACCGCCTGCGCTTCGTCCTCTCGGGCGGCGGCATCCCGGCCGGTATCGAGTTCGAGCTAACCCCGATAGTCGGCTAGCCCGATGGCCTGGACGCGCCGCACCGTCACGTTCGGGGCGCTCTCCTCCTCCACCACCCGCACGGTGAACAAGCCGACCGGGACGGTGGATGGCGACATCGTGCTCATCGGTGCCTACCGCGAGGACAACACCGACGACCTGACCAGCGGGCCGAGCGGTGGCGGCACGTTCGCCGAAATCGGCAGCGAGGTGGTCAACACCGGCAGCAGCCCGGACGTGCGGCTGCGCGTCTGGTGGACCATCGCCGCCAGCGAGCCGTCCAGTTACACCGTTACGTGGTCATCTGCCGAGTTCTCCGAACTGATCGCCATCGCCTATACCGAGGATACGGGCGCGTTCCCGTCTAACCCCATCGACGTGACCAACAGCGGCACGGGCAATAGCAGCACCCCCGGCACCACGGCGATCGTCACCACCGTCAACAACACCATGAAGGTGCTGTTCGGTGCGAACTTCGACGGTGACGCCTGGTCGAACGGCGCGACCGGCATGACCGAGCGCGGCGACGGCTCCGCGCTGGGCGTGTTCGATGAGGAGCAGGCGGCGGCGGGTTCCAGCGGGGCCGAGGCCGCAGCCATCGGCGGGGCGCAGTGGGCCGCGCGCCTCATCGCCATCCAACCGGGCACGTCGGCGGCGACCTACACCGGCACCGCCGCCATCACCCTGCCGGATATGACCGCTGATGGCAGCGGCACATTCACCGCGCCCACCTACACCGGGACGGCGGCGATAACCCTCCCGGTGATGACGGCGAGTGGGGCGGGCACGCACCCGTTCATCGGCACCGCCGCGCCAAGCTTGCCGGTCATGACAGCGGCAGGCACCGGCACCCACACCGCGCCCACGTACACGGCGACAGCCACGCCCAGCCTCCCGGCACTCACCGCATCGGGCACGGGCACCTTCACGGCACCCGTTTACACCGGGACAGCCGCCGTCACGCTCCCCGCGCTCACCGGCAGCGGCACCGGCACGCACCCGTTCATCGGCACGGCGACATCGAGCCTGCCCGCGCTGACGGCGGATGGTACGGGGACATTCACTGCCCCGGTCTATACAGGCAGCGCGGCCATCTCCCTGCCGGTGATGACGGCATCGGGCACGGGCACGTTCTCTAGCGAATACCTGGGCGCGGGCGCGGCAACGCTGCCCGTGATGACGGCCAGCGGCACCGGGACATTCACCGCGCCGACGTATACCGGGTCGGCGACCATCACGCTGCCGGTGATAACGGCCAGCGGCACCGGCATCTTCGCCTCGGCGGTCTACAGCGGTAGCGCAGACATCACCCTGCCGAAGTTGACGGCTGCGGGTAGTGGCACGTTCACGGCACCGACCTACACGGGCACGGGGGCGCTGACGTTGCCTGTGCTGACCGTGGCGGGTGCGGGGACATTCACGGCACCCGTCTACACCGCGACGGCGGCCGTGACGCTGCCCGACCTCGTAGGCGCGGGCGTGGGGGCGTTCAGTGCGGGCGGATTCCAGCCCATCACCAGCCCCTCGGGCGCGTGGGGCGACGACCGTGCGGGCGCGTGGGGCGATGAGGAGCGGCGAGGCGTGTGGAGTGACGACAAGCGAGGACGGTGGGGCTAATGAGCATCGCGGCACTTCTCATCAAAGTTGGCGACGATTACGCCAAGCAACTCACCATCACCGAGAACGGCGTAGCGGTCAACATCACCGGCTGCACGCTGACGTTCCATCTGCGCGCACCGGGCGGCAGTGCCGACGCCATTGACCCCGCGCCGACGCTGACGCTGACCACGCCGGTGAGCGGCATCGCCACGCTGGCGCTGACGGACACGCAGACGGCGACGCTGGTGGCGGGCACGACCTACACCTACGAAATCGAACTTGTAGACGGCACAGGGCTTATCAGCACGCCCGTCGAGGGGTTGGCGCTGGTGCTGGGGGACAAGGGATGAACGCCGACAGGCGGGGAAGCAACTCCCCGCCTGCGGTAAACCCGCTGGGGCACACGGTTGCTCGTTGCGTTCCAGCGGCGCGGCCTACGCCTAACTATTCAGTTGAGGATATTTTAGCATGAACGACCCGCGCGTGCTGTTCCTGACCGGAGGCTCTGATGGGTCGAGTCTTTGGCGCGTGTGGGGGCCAACCGCCGAACTCAAACGCCAGGGCTACCCCGTCCACTGGTGCTCGAAGGACTACGAGGACATCGCCGGGTTGGTGGCGCTGGGCCACTACGACGCGATCGTGCTCTCGCGCACCACCTGGCCCGCGTTCGCCATCGACCTCGCGCGCCAGTTCATCGCCATGCTGCACGGGCTGGGCTGCGCGGTCTGGTTTGAATGCGATGACGATTTATTTCTCCACCTCGAAGACCACATGATGGACCCGGTGAAACTCAAGCAGGGCAAGGAGGCCATTCACACGGTCATGCTCTGCGACGGCATCATCGTCAGCACGTCAAGGCTCAAGACCGTGACCATGCTCGCCACGGGCGGCAGCATCCCCGTCGCGGTCTGCCCGAACCTGCTGGACTGGGATTGGTGGCGGATGATCCAGCGACAGGCCAAGCGCATCATCCCGCCCGTGACGATTGGCTGGGCGGGCGCGAACCGCCTCGACGCCGACCTCGTGGCGATGGCGGAAGGCTGGCGACGGGTGGCCGAGAAGTACCCGCATGTGCGCTTCGTGGTGCAGGGGCATTGCGCGAAGGTGGTGCATGACGCGGTGCCACCCGACCGGCTGCGCTTCCTGCCGTGGATCGAGTTGGCGAAGTACCCGGCAGGGTTGGTGAACATCGACATCGGCTGCTGCTCGGTGGCCGACACGCCGTTCAACGCCTGCAAGAGCGTCATCAAGGCGTTGGAGTACGGTGCGTCGGGCGCGGCCGTCGTCGCCACCAGTGCGCTCTATCACAGTGTCATCCGGCACAACGACACCGGCCTCATCGCCAACACGGCGGATGAGTGGGAGGCGGGGCTGAGCCGGCTGGTGGAGGACAGGCAGTACGCGGGCGTGCTGGCGCGACGACTCAAGCGGGTGGTGGTGGAGCAACACAACTTACAGGTGAGCGCGGGCAAGTGGATTGATGCGTTCGCGTGGCTGTTGGAGCAGGGCAGGAGGCAAGCGGCATGATGAACTACGAGCGCCAGGCTATCACCTCAACGGCGCGACTGCCGCGCCACCCCGGCCCCCACGCGACGGCGGTGCGCTGCGAGAAGTGCGACAAGACGCTCGGCGTGCGCGATGGTAGCGTCATCTTCGTGCGGCACAACGGGCGCGAGGCGACGTACAGCCTGCCCGCTGAGGTGCGGTGCGAGCGGTGCGGCGGGCGCACGCTCCTCCTTGCTTGACAGTAAACTGTCGAACGCTGTAAGATTGCTGCACAACCCACATCCGGGCATTCACGCCCACCTATTGCGTAGCGATACCGCTACCTCGGGTGGGCGTCTTTTCGTGCCCGGAGGCCTGCGGTGGAAACCAAAGCACTCCCCTTCCAACTGAGCGAAATCAAAGCCAGCGGCGACGGCTGGGAGGTTGCGGGCTACGCCTCCACGTTCGGCGGCGACCCGGACTCTTACGGCGACATCGTAGCCAAGGGCGCATTCCTCGACTCCCTCGCCAAGCGCCCCAACGTGCGACTGCTGTGGCAGCACGACATGGGCGAACCAATCGGCAAGGTCATCTCGCTGGCCGAGGACGACAAGGGGCTGTTCGGAAAGTGGTCGCTGGTGCCGACCGACGCCGGGACCAAGGCGCACAAGCTCCTGCAAGCCGACCTCGTTGACTCCCTCTCCATCGGCTTCATGACCGAGGACGCCGACTATCGCGACGACGGCGTGCGCGTTCTCAAGGCCGTGGAGTTGGTCGAGGTCAGCATCGTGACCATCCCCGCTAATACCTCCGCGCTCATTACTTCATTCAAAGGTATCCCCACCAAAGTGCTCCTAGATCGCGCGGGCGAGGTGCTGCGCGAGGCCGTGCGCGAGGTGGAAGCCCGCCACGACCGCCGTGCCGCCGAGTATCGCGCGCTGAACGACACCCACATAGCCGCGTTTGCCGACCTCGTGGAAGAGGCGAAAGCCCTTGCCGAGAAGCTGGCGCGGCCGGTCGTGCTGCCCGAGGTGGAAGCCCAGGCTGCGGAGATGGCTCTACGGCTTCAACTGGCCCGGCACAAGCTGGGCCTGCGGAGGACAGCATGACTCACCCGCTAGCAAGCGAAACCAACGTTGAGTCCTTGAACCGCCTCGCGCTCGACACCATCGGCAAGGCCGAGGCGATGCTGGCAGAGGGCAATTTCGCGGGCGCGCAAGGCGTGTTCGCCGACCTTGACGCCATCGAGAAGCGGCGCGACGAACTGGGCCAGATGGACACGATGCGCGCCCGCATCGCCCGCGAGAAGGCGGCGGCGGCCACTCCCGCCACCCCGATGCGCCACGTCGAGGAGCGCAGCGCGGGCGGCGAGCGCAAGATGATCATGCCGGGCGAGGCATTCATCAACATGCCCGAATACAAGGCGCTCAAGGCGAACGGCCTGCTCGGTGCCGATGGCGGGCAGGCGAATCCCCTGCTGCGCCTCCCCGAGATGCAAGCGAAGCTGGACTACTCCCTGCTGCAACTCAAGGCGTTGGTCGTGGGCAACTCGGTCAGCGGTGGCGGCGCGTTCGTCATCAACGACTTCCGCCCCGGC